CAGTTAATGAATATTTATGATACTGAATCAAAGAAAAATTCAGTTTATAGTAACTCTCTAGATCCATATGGACTAGAGCTAGCCGAAAAAACTAGATAATCCCTCCATTACCACTTCACTTTCTACTTTTGTGTTAGGATTAGTAATCTTCACTTTATGAGAAAGTTTAGGCATTGTTTCAAAAAACTTTTCAATTTCTTTGAATTGATTAGTATTCATGGATTCTAAGAAAGAGGTAATTTCCTTCTTAGTACAATCTGCAGCTGCCCATACTTCTTCTTCATTATAAATTTTATCAATACAAGAAGCAATCATTTCAAAAGACTGCTCCATTACATTCTCTTCATTAAAATCAAAATTATTTTTAATGAACTCGGAAAGAGATGGATACTTCATTTCCATCATTAATGAAGAATCTAATTTAATCTTGTTGGTATGTTCTTCACTTCTTTGAATTTTAACATCATCAATATTGATAGTCACAGGAACCTGTGTTGTTCCATCATCAGGACAAATAAGATTAACCTCAATATCTTCTCCCACCGATTTTCCACGAATATTGAGAAACAAATATTCAATATCAAAAGTAGGGAGATTCTCTACTTTAATTCCTCTTGTTTTAACACAAGCTTTAATTACATTTTTAATTGCAGTTGTTATCTCTTTTATATCCTCGCTTTCTAAGGCAAGAACTAAAAGTTTTTCTTCTTTGACTAAAAATGGTCGATAATGAATAGGTTTTCTGGTCGAAGGTAATTCCAACTCATACGTCGGTGTCGCAATCTTTGGTAATGGCATAATATCTTACAAAGAGTTCAGTGTGTTTTATTTAGCGTGGTTATTAAACGTTTAAAGTTATACCAGTTGGAGGGTTATTTAAAGGAAGTGGGCCCATAACAGGAACACCATCAGGAAAGTAAGGTAGTCCAATCTGAATATCATCACTCTCGTTCTTGGTTTCTATCACATAGCGAGAGAAGTTAAAGTTAACTGTACACTTCAATAACTGAGAGGCTTCATACGTTACAGGCATTGTATTAATACTAAGAGGATATGATTTCAAGAATCTATATTCTAAAACTCTATCATAATCCTTTTCAAACTTTTTAATGTAAATAGATGTCTGATATAAAGTAGGAAAGTTGACTCTATAAAAATAATTAGGAGAAAGAGAATTTATATCTCTACCATCATTTTCAATATTTGTAGGTGTTCCCGTATCTCCTGTAATATATCCAATCCACTTCTCAAAGAAATTGATAATTTTATAATCATGATCAACATAAAACGTAAATGAAGCAGTCGTATCATACTGTCTTCTATATGCATGTCTTTCTGTTACACCAGTAAAATCATTAAAAAGTTCATTAGTTGCTAATGAAGTTCCAGGCAATGCAGCTTCTGCACAAGATAATGACCACATTCGATCATCCTGTACTTCTCCCGTGGGTAAAAGTGATCTCACTGCAGAGGGAGGATAGAACCAACATTGAAAATGCGAAGTAAGTGCAGGATTTAAAATAGATGCCTTTAAATCTGATAATACTTTCTTTTGCGGTCTGGGAGTGACCATATTCCTATAAATACTACTACTGATATAGTATGTATAATGGGAGAAAGTAAAAAGACTTTATTCAGACCCTCTTTTCCCAGAAAATACAAGGGAAATCCCAACAATATTATCTGTCGTAGTACATGGGAAACCAAATTTTGTAACTATTGTGATTTGAATGAGAATATTCTTGAGTGGGCAAGTGAAGAATTTTTTATTAAATATGTCTCTCCTGTTGATAATCGCTTTCATCGTTACTATCCAGACTTTCTTATCAAAGTCAAAGAAAGCACTGGTGAGGTTAAAACTTATGTGATTGAGGTAAAACCAAAGAAACAAACTCGACCTCCTAAGAAAAGAAAAAAGGTGACTCAATCATATCTCTTTGAATGTAAAACCTATGCTGTAAATACCGCTAAATGGAAAGCAGCACAAGAGTTTTGTAATGATAGAAAAATTGAATTTAAAATTATTACTGAACAAGAACTAGGAATTTATAATGGCAGATGAATTAGAAGGTTATTTTGAACAATATGAACAACAGGTAGGTGATAACCGCATTGCACCTATCATGGATGAATTGAAAAGTATCACTGATCCTGAGGAGAAGATGCTTCTTATCATGGATACATTAAGTGATACTGAAGTAGTACCCGATGTAGGACAGTATTATACTTTCATTTACACTGCAAAAACTCCCCGACTTACATATGATCAACATCCTCTAGTTGCAGTAACTGATATCCAAAGATGGGGATTCAGAGGCCTCAATTATCACTGGGGTAAGTTCAGAAACTATACATGGGAAGAGATTGGAGGAGTACTTTATGTTGTTCGACCAAGTGAAATTAATGACTTACGTAATGTATCCTATGCCTATTTCCTCACAACTCTATAAATAACTAAAAAATAATATAATGTCTTTTAGCAACTACAAGTACATAGTTTTTGAAGCTTCAACTGGCACTGGTCTGTTTGGGGGAAAAGATGGTAGATATGCTACTAAAGTTAACCAATACACAAACACCGAGGGTAAAAAAGATTTTGAATTTGAACTGTATAGATGTCCCAATGTTGGCAATTGTTCACAAAGTAATGCGACTCATATAGGAACCAGAAATGCAAGAGGGGAACTTGTTTACAATAATAATGAAAATGATACAGAAAGAAAATATTATAATAAAGTTAATAAACAAACAAAAAGTCAAGCAAATTCAATTAAACCTTCAGGTTTAACTGCATCTGAAAGTGCAACATATAATCTTAGAGCAGGAAATGGAAGTCAGGCTCAAATTGATGTTACAACAGCCGATGGAGAGATTATTGATGGTTCTACAACAGAGGAGAAGGTAGAGATGACTTTTGGGGATATAAATATAGGAATTAAAGGAAGAAGATTCAGAAAAAAATATGAAAATCTCTCTTATCCTGAGGGTTTAGGAAGCAATAGACAAGATAGAATTAGATTTGAACAAATTTATAGTGAAGGTAAAACCATCGAAGCTGGTATAAATTTAGAAGGTAAAGTTTTTCAAAGAAACCAAAAAAGAATAAATGGATCTGTAACTCTTCCGATTGTTACAGGAATTGGCGATAAAAATGAAGTAGATTGGCAAGGAGCAACTCTCAATCCTCTTCAAGCATTAGGTGCTTCAGGAGCATTGAGTCTCTTTAGACAGGCATCAACAGCAGATAGCATCGGTGATGCTTTTGCCAGAGGTGGAACTGCAATTAGCGAGGGAGTAGCAAAACTAAAAACAGGTACTGTAGGTAGAGACATGCAACAAGCAATTAACATCTATCTTGCACAAAAGGCAGTCGGTGCTCAAGGACTATTATCGAGAGCAAGTGGGGCAATTCTTAACCCTAACTTAGAAATGCTGTTTAGTGGGCCTTCATTAAGAAATTTTGATTTTACTTTTAAATTATCTCCCAGAGATGCAAATGAAGCAGATCAAGTAAGAAAAATTATTAGATTCTTTAAACAAGGAATGTCAGTTAAAACCTCATCATCTAATGTTTTTCTTAAAGCACCTAATATCTTTAAAATACAATATCAAACCTTTAATACAAATGGAGATGAAATCCTTCATCCCTCTCTCAATATCATTAAAGAATGTGCTCTTAAGTCATGTGATGTTCAATATACTCCAGATGGAACTTACATGACCTATGATGATCCATTCCGAACAATGACTTCATATCAACTTAGCCTATCATTCGGTGAACTTGATCCTATATATGATAGTGATTATACAGAATTAGATCAAGACAGAGACCAAGTAATAGGATACTAAAATGTCAGCTTATTTCCGTAACATTCCCGATTTTGAATATGTCAGTCGTAATGCTGACACGAAACAAATCTCAGAATATCAAAAAGTAAAAAACCTCTTTAGAAGAGGTAAATTGAAGAATGATATTTTTAATGATTTAACCTATTTTACAAAGTATCAAATTGTTGGTGATGATCGTCCAGATAATGTAGCATTTGATGTATATGATGATGAAACTTTAGATTGGATAATTCTTCTTTCTAATAATATCATTAATATACAAACAGAATGGCCTCTTGATCATCAATCTTTTTATAACTTTCTAATTGACAAATATGGAAGTGAAGAACAAATCCATGCTGTTCATCACTATGAAACTACTCAAGTAAGAGATACCAATAGAACGATTATTGTTCCAAAAGGATTAAAAGTACCTCAAAACTATTCTATTGAATTTTATGATGCCAACCTTGAATCCTACACAACTGCATCAAACATCACCACTGAAATCACTAATTATGCTTATGAAAATAAAATCCAAGACGACAAAAGAAATATCTATGTTCTAAAGAAAGAATATCTCAATGTCATTCTAAATGATATGGAAGAATCCATGTTATACAAAGAAGGTTCCACCCAGTATCTGAGTGAAACCTTAGTAAGAGGGGAAAATATTAGATTATATTCCTAATTATTCCTCTGCAAGTTTTTGGAAATAAGAAAGAGCATCATCCTCATCTGAACTAGCAGATGCTACAGGAGCAGCAGCCACAGGTTCTTTACGAGCATTGAAGTCTGGTGCATAAGAACCACGACTGTTATCTTCCTCTGCAACTTCTTCATCTATACGACGTACAGGTTGCTTATTACCTAGAACATAGTCCAAACGCTTCTTCAGGTCATCATATGACTTGAATTGGTCTGGTGCGGTAACAGCAGCAAGTGAATACTGCTTCTTCCATAATGCTTCAAGTGCATCATCGTCATCAAGTAATGGTGATACTGCATCGAACTCTGACTTGTCATAGTTCCAGTAGCCATCCTTTTTAACAATCTTCAATTTGAAGTTTGCACCTTGCCAGAAGTCGAAAGGATTGATCGGAGTCTCATCTTCAAATTCAGGTTGCATGGATTCCATGACCTTATCAAAGATTTTCTTACCAAATTTATATAAGAAGACTTTACCCTCATTTTGAGGATTTGTTGGATCCTTTACGACATAGATGTTTGCATAGTAAGAGAGCTTACGCTTCTGCTTACGAACTACATCCTTATCTGACTCATTACCACTATTCCAGAGTTCACGATTGTATTCGGAAACTGGATCTTTGCCACCTGTTGTGGTCAAAGAGTTTTCAATATACCAACCACCTGGTCCTTGGAATGCATGGGAATAAACCTTTGCCCAAGGAATATCTTCACCTTCTGGTGCTGGTAAGAAACGGAGAACGGCATAACCGTTACCTGTTTTATCAAGTTCTGGTTTCCAAAGGCGATCATCACCTCCTCCACCAGTATTCATCTTCTCCACTTCTTTGACTAATTTAGAAGTCAAGGATCCTAGAGAGGACTGTTTTTTTAGGTCTTTGAATGACATTTAGATTTTGTTTGATTTGGCTTTTGTGTACCTTAATTATATCAAGTAGAAGATTCTTTGTCAATCTGCTTTTTCATCATTTCTACCATATTGTTCATATTAGCAAATAAGAT